CTTCCACCTTTTCTAAACATTAATTCTCTTACAACATCTTCAGCTAATAAATCTCCTTTTTTATCACTTGGATAAATAAAATCTTTTCTTAGTTTACCATCTTTAGTAAGACCACCTTTAGGAACTTGAACTTTTGTTCCGTCCATTAAAGTTATAATTTTTGTTCCTTTATTAAATTTATTCATTATGCCGTCTTCTTTTTCTTAGCGAATGTTGCTGCTCTACTCGGTGTCGGGCCAGTATTTGCTTTCGCTTGTTTTCTTCTTACGGCACCCGCACGCTGCCCTTTGCTCATCGCTCTTGCTTTTGCAATAGGCACGCATTTT